GGTTGTTAACACTGACGCTCCCGTTGATGACTTCACACGTTATGCCGTTCTTGGTCAGGTGTTTCTCCAGTAACTCTATGGTGTGAGTAAAGGGCACAAACACCAGCACCTTGTGGCTTGACTCCTCAATGACTTCCTGCACCACATTCAACCGACTGCTCACATCAAACTCGATGACTTCGCCCTTGTCGGTATACACCGCACCACCGGCAATTTGCAGCAGCTTGCTTATCTGTACCGCAGCGTTGACCGCGCTCACTTCTTCCCCGTCGGCTTCGATAAGCATTTGCTTCTTCAGGGTGTTGTAGTACTTAAGCTGTTGCGGCGACATTCGTACATCCCGCTCGGCAAAAACAACCGGAGGTAAGTCAAGACACTGCTTCTTCTCAAACCTGATAGCGGGCTGAAGAATCTTGTGTACGATGTCTTTTGCATTGGGCTTAGGGACCCAGCGGTACATGCTTACCTTGGTCATCACCGTGTCCTTGAACTGCCCGAAGAACGGCGACACAGCTTTGGGGTTGACTAACTTAGCTAGTCCGTAAGCATCCACAGGAGACTGCGCAGCGGGTGTACCCGTAAGCATCCACAACCCCTTGATGGACTTGTTCAGGTCACGCATGATTTTCCAGCGGGTTGTCTGCGCGTTCTTGTATGCGGATGCTTCATCCACCACAATCAAGTCAAAGCCGCCTTCGAGGATTTCCTTCTTGACGATGCCGACCCCATCGAAGTTGATGATGACAAACTCCGCATTGCCCCCGATGATTTCTTTGCGCTTTTCTGCGCTGCCATAAGCTATCGAAACCGTGCGGTGGATAGCAAACTTAAATAGGTCACTTTGCCACGCCGACTTCATAATGGACAGGGGGCACACCACTAACACTCGTTTCACCAGACCAACCTGCATGAGGTAGTCCACGGCCCAAATCACTGATGCTGTCTTACCTGTACCTTGCTCGTTGAAGCAGAAGGCTCTTGGGTTTGCTAATAGGAACTCGGCTGTTAACTTCTGATGCGCGAACGGGGTGAACCCGTGTGGACGGGGCCACTCATACTCTGATAGGTTCATCTTCTTCCTTTGGTCTCAATCTAACTTGCATGGTTACCCAATCTACCTGTAGCTTCCCTGCTGCGCTCAAACGCTTGAAGGCAAGGGACAACGCTTCGTTACCGTCTACTGCCTCTATCGTATGCCAATCTCTCCCAAGTATCAGCAGCCATATACCCTCGTCCGTCATTTCTTCGGCTTGTTGACTTTGACCGTGTGGTCTGAGTTGCGGGTGAAAGAGCGGTTGGCACTTGGGCTTTTCAGCTTCAGATTACCCGCAGCGTTTGTGCCGCCTTTGGATAGGGGGACTGCATGGTCAATGTCTTTACCGGCTCGGTCAACACCCTTTTTATCCATCTCGGTGCGGGCGCGTTGACGCTCAAGGCGGGGCTTCTCTTCGCCTCGGTCTAGCTGTTGTTGGTATTCCTTTTTGTAGGGGCGGGGTTTGTTTACGTAGGGCATGATTAACTCCTGTTGTACTCACATGACTTTACCGCACAGAACTTGCACAGCGGCCCGCTGATGGGGTTCCACACCCCGTTCTTTACCGCTGCCTCGATACGGGCAACGTCTTGTGATGGCTTTTCTAAATACTTAGCCATCATTTCTCTGTAGTGCTCGGCCTTAATCATCTCCTTGCTCACCACAAAGATAAGGGCGGACTTCACCTTCTCCAGCTTCGGGAACTTGGCAAACAGGCCACAAGCTACGATGTCTAGTTGCTTCACATCCGCATATCTCGCACTCTTGCTTGTCTTGTAATCTACTGAATGGGCTATCCCCTTCTCCTGATTGATAACTACCAAATCGGCTATCCCACGCCACCATACATTCGGCGCAGCGAAGTCGCACGCCTCTAAGTCCTTGGTCAACCCCAGCTTCACTTCGCATAACTTTTCTCCTTCCACTTTCTTGAGTGCGTCCAACGTAGGCTTCATGTATTCAAAGGCGGGGGGAACTGGCACATCGTCGCGGATGTATTCCTCGGCCACCGTGTGAGCGGTCTTGCCATACAGCGTAGCTTGCGTATCGGGTTCAACAACGTCCTTGGCTATCTTGGTGTGGTAGTACTTCCTTGGACATTGCTGAAACGTCTTTAGGCTGCTGAATGACCAGACTATGGGTTTCATCTTGTTCCTTGTTGGCCGTGTTCAAATCTTGCGGCTCGGGCAGCGGCGTATGCCTCCACTACTTTAGGGTAGTGCTTAGCTGTATATACTTGCCTCATATCAATCCCCCAATTGTCTCCTTCGTGGTCCAAACCATACACGGGCTCTACACCTAGCACTTCCGCAAGTGGGGAGTCGTTGACCACAGATAAACCGGACGGGGTAAAAAATGCGTAGCTCTTTACCAACCCTTTCTGATGCTGGAGAATTGAGTGAAGATAAATTTTTGCGTACGATGCCTCGGGTATATCAGATAGCAGCAGCAAACCTGCATTACTTTTACCCAATGAATCCTGAAAATTGGGCAGTATGCCCCCATAGTCGTGCATTTGTGCGTGGTCTTCCCAATTCTTTACCAAAGCGTTCTCATCGCCTTTAACTTCTACATAAACACCCCCGCCACCCCAACGGTTTGGCAAAAAGAAGTCAGGTAGGTATCTCACTGTTTTTGACGCTAGCTCACTCACTGCCCCACCTGTGAAGTACTCCACTTCTCTTTCAAACCCTTCAACTTCATACTTCCACGGTATGCCAAGGGTGTCAAAGAACACAGCCCATCTCGCTTCCAAACGTGACCGGAAGTGGTAGCCCTTGTAAAAAGTTTCGATTGCTTTAATTTGGCTCATTTTTTGTACAGTTGTAAAGTAGCTTCTTGTTTCGGCGGGCGGGGGCAATCTTCGGGCGTAACAACCACAGCCCATAAAGCGCGTGGCCTTCCTTTAGTCCACCCCATGATGTATGTATCAATCATTTTCTTTAGCCGGGCAGTGGTGTTGTTAACGTCGTCGTTAGTTGTTTCGGCTATTTGCCTTGCAGTTAACCCTTCGGGATGCGCCCGTAAAAGATTGCGTAACTGCTGTTGATTAGCCATTCTGTTCCTTCATGTGCCGCAGTGCGCCCTGCATCAACCGCACACTTACTAGTGCATCCATAGTCTTCGCCAAAGCCGCATCAAAGTTGTTCTCCAGCACAGCGTTATGTGCGTCCTTCAATGCCTTCTCTGCATCCATGCAGGGTTTCGCGTAATCAACAATCTCCATAGCTTGCTCCATATCCAGCCTCACAGTTCAAAGGTAATTCAAGCGCCCACTGGGGACGTAGGCGCATACATAGTTCAACGTACTCTTTAGCAACTTCAGCCTCGGCTTCGGGCACGATGATGGCAATGGCGTCATGGACGGTCATCACCACACGGTACTTCTTGGCAATCATCAGCATCTGTTCCCCGATGATGATACGGGCTAGGGCTTGGCACACGTTTTCGATGACCTTGCCACCGTAGATGCGGTTGGGGATAGTAGCCTTGCCCTTCTTGGTGTCGTAGACGATTTCGGTCTTACCTTCCTCGTTCTCGTACAGGCGCAGGTTGGGGTATTTCAAGCGCAAGCCATTCGGCAGGATGATGCCATCCTCACCCTGAACGGATAGAAGACCACCGCGTCCAAGAGACGTTTGCTGCTTCTGTAGTATCGCCTTGAGTGCTCCCCCTGCTGCTTTCCATAGCTCCACAATCTGCGGGTATGTCAGGCGATATGTGTCGATGATGCGCTTGGCTTCATCTAAGGTTACTTCAACGCCGAAGGTCTTGAGTTGGGCTTGGAACTTGGCTGCGCCCATGCCGTACCCTGCACCAAGGATGGTGGTCTTACCCACGAACCGCTCGTCTTTTGTGATTTCGCTTTCAGGCTTGTTGTAGATGGCCGAGGCCATTATTTTGTAGACATCGTCGCCGTTCTCAAACGCTTGCACTAGGTCGTTCTGCCCAGCCAGCCATGCCAACGTCCGCGCCTCAATCTGTGAAGAGTCTGAGTCCAGTATCACGTAGCCTTCAGGGGGAATGATGGCGTACTTCAATGGCGACTTGCGCGGTAGGTTCTGTAGGTTCACCTTGTCATCGCCGCCCCAACGCCCCGTGTGCGCTGCGTAGTAGCGCAGGGGTACAGGCAACGCCCCCCGATGGGCAATCCCAATGAACCGCTCGGTGCGGGTCTCCTCGATAGTGGACTTTGTACCTAACCGCGCAGCCACAAGTGTTTGTACGTAATTGTTTGGGTGCTCAAGCAACGCCTTGAACTCCTCGTCGGTCTTAGAGAACGCATACGTCTGCTTGCCCGTGGTGGGGCTCTTCTTCATCGGCGGGACTACACCATTTTCCCGCAGCAACTCGGCAAACTTCGGGTTGCTCATTAGGGTGTCTTTGTTGTACGCACCCAGCCAATAGGATTTCCTCTCCTTCACCTCCTTCAAGTAGCTACCCAACGAAACCGTATCCAACTGCAACACCGGCTCGGTGAACATCTTGATGGTCAGGTCAATGAGTCGCAACTCAGTCGGCGGGAACTCCCCGCTCATGGCATTGAACAGCTTCCACGTCAGGGTCACATCGTTCTTGCAGTAATCACCATACCTTGCAAGCTGGTCGGCGGGAAACTCTTCGCGGTATAGCCCCAAGGCATTGACTACCTCCGTACCCTTAACGCCGAGACCATAGTGAGATGACAGCACAGCCAAGCTGCCGCCTACCTCCGTCCCGTGCAGCGCACGGCCCATGCTCAATGTGTCCAGCCATCCCTTGGGCTTGATGCCAAAGTGGTTAGATAGGATGAACCCATCAAACATAGCGTTATGGGCTAACGCAAGTGAGTTACTCCAGTCGTAGTTCTGCAAGAAGGCATAGGTGCTGAGGGCATCCCCGCTGAACCACTCGGGCTCACCATCGTTTACCTGTACTGCAACACCAATAACCTCAAACTGTGGGTCACGTATGTACTCCTCAGTGGTGTACTTCTTCAGCCCGTAGTCCGAGGAGTAGTAGGTCTCAAAGTCAATCGTGATGATGTTCATTTGTACGGGTTTTGAGTGTTGAGTGCGGGGTTGTAGAGGAGACCTTGCCCGATGGTGTTTTGCCGCATGGCTTCCTGTTGTTGGTAATTTCCTAGCTGCGCTGCACCGAACGCATCGTTGAGACTACTGCCTATTGCCGTGGTCACTTGTTTCCTAGTCATAGGCGTACTAGACCGCGCCTGTTTCACCGTTTCTTCTTCGCTGTCTCGCAGTATCCTGCGCATGACAAGTTCGTCAAACTCCTTGCGCCGCACTTCTTTCAATGCCTCGTGCAACGCGCCCTTCTCGGGCTCGGTCATCACATCGCGGAAATTGGGGGCAAACATGAAGCCCCATTTACTGGCGTCCCCGTAGAACTCTTCGGGGTTGGATTCCATACGGCCTAGTAGTGCACGTACACCTGTTGATAGTTCGCTCATTTTGATTCCTTAATAAATTTAATGTAGTTCCCAAGAACGGATACGTTGTCTTCATTGATGACGAATGTTATGCCCCCAGAGGTTTCAAGGTCACGTAGATTTTTGTCTTGCAGTGCGGTGGTCTTGCCGCCGTTGGCCTTGGCTTCGATAGCCAAGAACCTACCGTTGACGCAGCACAGGAAGTCGGGTACTCCTGCATTGCCATACCCCGTGCCAATCGGCATCGCATAGTAGACCCCATGCTCTTTGAGGATGGCCTTGATTTTGGCCTTGACCTTTGATTCAGGCGTTGATGCCATCTAACACTCCAGTAGTTTTCAGGCCCCCACTGTAGCACAGTATTGGACTTTGTCAACATCAGAAACAAAAAAACCGCCCGAAGGCGGTTGGGGTTTTCCCTAATGATGTTAGGTTGCGTGGGTGTCTTGTAGCTTGCTTGCGTACCACACCAGTTTACCGATGTCCTGCGCAGCATCATCCTTGTAACCCGCTCGGCTCGTGTACTTCAGCACGTTGCCTTTCAGGTAGCCACGGAACTCCTCGGGTGTCAGCTTAGCCTTGATGAAGTCGATGACCTCGATGCCGCCTACCTTGTAGCGCTCAGGGCTGTTGACCATATCCTTTTCCGGTGTAGGGGTGGGCATAGGTGGTGGCGGCGGTGGCGGGTTGATGGGGGTGTTGCTTGTAGCTACGGCTACTGTCTTCCACGCATCTTTATCGCGTGTTTTGTATTTACGCTTGGGGGGCCCAAACTTCTTGTCCCGCCACATTGTGCTGTGCACATGATGCGGCTTTATGCCTAGCCCTTCAGCTACCTCTTTAACGGTTGCTTGGGGATGAAGTTTCATGTAGCCACGGACTTTGTGTGCCATGCTGTTCTTAAATATTGCCATTACTAGCTCCTTGGTGGTTGGTTACGTACTCGGTAAGAATTTCTCGGATTTTGGCTTGCTTTGTGTACGGGTGGTGTGTACTGAAGTAATCCAGCACATGCCTTGGTAAACGCAAGCTCGTAGCAAACAACGATGGCTTCTTACTAGGGCCACGTCCTTTGCGCTTTGGTATTGGTTTCAGGTGTTCAATTCCGGTGGTCACTCGCTCTTCTCCTTTAGTTTCTCTTTGAGGTTTTTGTTCTCACGCAGTAGCTCGGCAATCATTTTCAAATGCTCTTCGTGGCGGTCTTGCATGACCTTCATCACACGCTTGAAGTCCACCTTCCATGAGGTCTGCCATGCGTCCATCTTCAGCAGCATCTGTTCAGAGTGATACCAAACGTAGTCGGCGGTTATGCCCTCCGTTGCTACGCTTTGTTCTTCTATCGGGGGTTGTTGTGCTGGGTTCATTTCTTTCTCCTAGTAAATGTTGTGCCGACGCGAACGCACAAACCCGGCGCAGGGGGTTTCCAATGTGTTCCTTGGCTCGTCGTAGAAAACACGGTCACGCGCTGATACGCTGGTGTGGAACCTATCCGGTATTGCGGTACGTATAGCCGCAATTACTTCGCTCAACTCCTTGTTTTCCACGTTGAAGTCTTCGCGCTTTGGACGCGCTGCCCATATGAGTCGTTGTTGGTGTTCAACGCTTAGCATTTTTGTTCCTCAGTTTTGTTTAGTGCGTCAATCGTTTTTTGTACGCTCAACGCAGCCCGCATGCCATCTTCATAGCCCCTTTGGTACGACTCTTCGTCGCACTTAATCAGGTCGTTGATTAGGTTCATAGCCTCTGTGCATACGCGTGTAAGGCTATCTAGCGCGAGTTCTTTTTTAGGTATCATTTTTTGCTTCCTTTGGTTTAACTTTCACTTCTTCCGAAGCGCCGATGTGGTACACGTTCCCTTCTTCGTCTGTACAAACGCTGTACATCCCATCAATGTGGTGGAACTTCAACTCCAGCCCATTGCTTAGCACAATCGTGCTATTTCTTGGCACGTTGTAGAGCTTCATCCGTTTTTCTCCTTCAACATTTGCTCGATGGCTCGGGCAAATTCAAGTTGCGTTGGTTGGGGTTTATTGATGCGGGGCATCGCCCAATATTTTTTATCAATCTCC